GGACGACCGTGATGACCCTTCCGGGCTACGGCCAAACCGGCTCCACCAACGGTCTGGTCCGGTTGCCGGTTGCCCAAACCTGGCGCTACCTCCAAGTCACCCCTCCCGGTACCAACTATGTGGCGGCGACAGAATTTCAGCTATGGGTGGGCGGTTCACCTTTTGGCGCAGCAGGTGCCACCCTCGGCGCTGCTGGCGGCGAACAAGTTCACACCTTGTCATACGGAGAGATGCCGTCGCACCACCACAGTTCCTTTTTGAATGGGTTTATATCAGCGTCGGGTCTCGCTGGTGGCTCTAACTTCAACGGCCAGTACCAGGCGATCTACGCGGGCGGCGGTGGAACGCACAATGTTGTCCAGCCGACCATCGTCCTCAACTACCTGATCAAGACGTAGGACCAGCATGGAAGCGCAGCTCGGACTCAACCCGGTCAACCTGACCGATCAGGCCACCGTCGGTTGGGCCGAAGGATTGAGCCTTTCGGGAACCTACGCCTCACGACCGGCGGCGGGGATTCCCAACCGGGTCTACTACTGCACCGATTGCGATGCGCTCTACCAGGACAACGGCACCAGCTGGGTCAAGATCCGCCTTGGCGGGGTCGGCGGCCCGCCGATGGCCGACCCTCCGACGACCGGCTGGACATCGGTCAATATGGGTACAGCGACATGGGTTTCGGATAAAGACGGGATGGTGCTCACTGCGCCTAGTCGCAGTATGAGCATTGGATACGTTTACCGCGCATACCCAGTGGGCGCGTTCTCCCTAGTGACCAATTTCTATGTCGATCTTGCTAATACCACTGTTCTTCCTTCAGCGGGTAACTGGTGGCGCTGCGGATTGGTGATCTCGGACGGAACGAAGCTGGAAACATTTGGGCCAGGCCTATATAACGCCACTTCGTTCGCCGCGCCCTGGTATGCCCTGTCGCAGTCCGTTACAGGCGATCAATGGGCGAATACGAGCACTTACAGCGCGGCGATGGAAACCTGGTTCCCACCGTTGTACTGGATTGGGGCTATGCCTCAGTGGTGGCGGTACCGATACGACGGCACTACCACTCACTACTTCGAGTGGTCGATCAACGGGATTGATTGGCACACCTATCACCAAGAAGCTCGCACGGCGTATTTAACTCCCACTCAGATCGGCGTCTACTACTGCAACCTCGCGGGATACAACCTCATTCTGCGCCTGCGCAGTTGGAGCGGGGTGGCTTGATGGAAGCCCAACTCGGACTCAATCCGGTCAACCCCACCAACATCGCGGGCAACGGACTGGTCGCAGACGTGACGGGAGTCGCGTAACCCTCTGCCCGGCCCTGTCGTCGGGGGCATTTCCGCACCTAAAGGGAGAGAGGAGGCTTCGCCTTGACCTTCAGCCTCGCACTTCAAAATGGGGACCTGGTGCAACGGGGATCCAGCCTGGCCATCGTCTCGGGCATCGAGAAACTCGAACAGGACATGTCGCTGTGGTTGACCGAGCGGCTGGGAGTCGACCGATTTCATCCCCGCTACGGTTCGGTGCTGCCGAATTTCATCGGCGGGGTGATCGATTTGACCACGCAGTCGCGGGTCCAGGGCGAAGTCGACCGGGTGCTGGGCAATTATCAGGCCATTCAGAATCTGGCCTTACAGAACAACCCACAGATTTTCAGCTTCGAGGAGCTGCTCAACGCACTAACCGCCGTTGATGTAGGCATCACGTATGACACCGTCAGCGTGGCGGTGTCGGTCACTACCGGCAGCGGGGCCACGGCAACCACCAGCACAACGTCAAGCGTCTAAGGGGCGCCGTCCATGCCCGGTACACCTGACCAGATCAGCCAGCAGATTCTGGCCCAGCTGGCGCTGACCATGCCGACCCTGTCCTGTGCGATCGGTACGCCGGAGCGCAAGATCATCGACGCCTGCGCCGAGCAGATCGCGGCCGCCTCTATCGACACCTACCTGATGGGCTCGCTGCTGGACGTCGACACCAAGGCCGGGATGGAGCTGGAACAGTTCGTCGGGATCTTTGGTTACGGCCGCCTGCAGGGCACCTACGCCCAAGGCACGGTGCGGGTCACCCTGACAGTGGCCTCCACCCAGGACTACACCATTCAGCAGGGCACCACCTTTTACACCACCGCCGGGCTGGCCGGGGCTGCCGTGCAGCTGTACTACGCGGCTAACCAGTCGGTGGTGCTCCCGGCCGGGGACTACTCGGTGGACGTCCCGGTCACCTGCACCACGGTCGGTGTCTCGGGCAACGTGCCGCCGGGCGCGGTCACCAACCTATCCAGCGCGATCGGGTCTTCGGCGGTGACCAACCTGCAGGCCATGACCGACGGCACCGATCCCGAGACCGACGACGCGCTGCGGCAGCGCTTCAAAGACACCTTCCTGCGTAACGTGGCCGGGACCGCTGATTTCTACATCGCGCTGTGCCAGCAGAACACCTCGGTCACCCGGGTGATTGTCTTCGGGCCGACTGTGCTCTACACCACGCAGATCGCCGCTCCCTCGACGACGGTGGCGCTGCCGGTCGATCAGGACGTCAAGTATGTCTGGGAGGGCATGACCAGCTGCTTCATCAACCTGGGCCAGGACGACGAGACGTTCTACACCGACGGCGACGACTACATGCTGTCCACCGGCGTCTCGCCGGTGTTCACTCGGGTGGACAGCGGGCAGATCAACCAGGGTGACATCGTCGATCTCGAATTCCAGTACACCCCGGTGTGCAGCCGCAATGATCCGGCCAACGGTAAGACAAACGCCGTCGATATCTTTGTCGACGGCATCGCGCCCTACAACGTCACCGAACAGACGGTGATCAGTGGCGTCACGCTGTCCAGCCTGGTCGACGACCCGCTCTACACCGGCAACTTCATCCGCGTGGGCACCCCAGGCGTGCCGACGGCCACCAACCGCTACACCCGGCTGGGCAACGTGCCGCTGGTGACCTTCCCGCCCACTCTCACGGTGGGCGCCGAGATCTTCACCTTGGGCACCCACTACTATGTGTTGGCCGATGTCACCGAGCTGCAGGGTTCGCGGCTGGAAGCTTCCGGCATCGAGTGGGATCCCACCGGCCCGGCCACCGGCGCCGAGCTGACCTTGGAGTACGTGTACAACCAGGTGCCCGAGGTCCTCGACGCGGTGATGACGACGAGCAAACAGCTGTGCACCGACGTGCTGGTGCACCAGGCCAACTACGTCTACCTGCAACCGTGTTTCTCCATCGAGTACAACCGCAGCTATTCGCCCGCTGTGACCAACGCGGCGCTGGCCACTCGGCTGCAGAGCTTCGTCGCCGCCTGCCCGTTCGGGTCCCAGATCAAATTCACCATGCTGTGCACCGTGGTCACCCAGATTCTGGGCGTGGACGACGTCAAGATCACCACCGTGGCCGACAATCCCGACGTCCACGGGGTACAGGTGTTCGCCAACTCCGAGGACACCGACCCGATCGCGGTGTACGACGACGACTTTAAGCTGGACGACAACCAGGTGGCCTACTACCTGGGCGCCATCATCACCCGGGTAGCGAGCCCGTAGATGCTGGGGGGAGGTGAGTCCGGTTCCAACTAACAATCCCTGGCCGTGGATGCCACCGAAGAGCACCGAGATGCTCTTGATGCACTGCGACGACACCGCGTACGTCGGCACGCCGGATACCAACCTGTACAAGCTGGTCGACGCCATCTGTGGCACCTGCGGGGCGGGCGGGTTGGTCAACGAGGTGTTCGTCGCCAGGCTGGCCGGGGCCATGGAGACGATCTTCGGCACCGACCTCGACTATGTGTTTGGCAACACGTCCATCCTGGTCCGCGCACCCGAGGAGTCCTACCCCTACAACCCCTCGCGGGACACCCTGACGGCCGCGCAGTGGAACGAAGTCAGGGTCAAGGATGCGTGGTACCGGGCGCGCATCCGCGACTTCTTCACCGCTTGTGGACTGGGTTCGACCATCGAGGGTGTGCGCATGTGCGTGCAGGCCGCGCTGTCGGTGGACTGCGACACCTACGAGGTGTGGCGGTACATGGACAATTTCGGCATCACCTACGACATGGGGCGCTCCCCGAACAGCGCCCGCAACGAGCTGGTGATCCAGCCGCACAAGGACTCCATGGGTCCCGAGGAGATGCGCCTGGTGCGCGACATGCTCTCCCGCTTCATGAGCATCGACACCATCGTCACCGTCAACGTGCACGGGCTCGCAGTGCACATCCCGGTGCCCGCGACCGGCGCCGCCGCCGACTCCACCTATTTCGAGGTGCAGAAAGTCGTCACGCCCACCCCGATCATGAGCCAGCTGCCGCCACCGGATCTGCTGCCCATCGACTTGCTGCCCACCGAGACCTGGATGTACTCCGGCGATCCCACGCTGGCCCCGTACGCACAGTTCAACATCAGCCAGGAGTACGCGTACTACTACCTGGTGGGCGGGGGCAGCCGCAGTCCGATCGACTCGGTGACCTACGGCACCATCAATCCGTACGGTCCGGTGAAGGTCACCGTCTTCGAGCTGTCGGGAGCCTTCAACCTGGTCAGCAACGTGGCCATCGGCATGCCCACCGACAGCTGGTACTCGCAGAACCTGAACGCCGACTACTTCCAGTGGATCCCGGTGCCCTATCAGGCCGACCTCTACCCGATGAGCCAGAGCGTGGCTCAGGCCACCGCCAATCTGACCAACGCGATCAACTCGATCCCCGGGCCCTTCATTCTGGTGGGCTACGACCAGGGGGCCACCGCGATCTCCAACGTCTACGACCAGATCCGTACCGGCTCACTGCAATCCCGGCGCCCTGACCTGCTAGCGGGGCTGGCCTTCGGCAATCCTCGGCGTCAGCCCGAGGTCACCTTCCCCATGTGCCCAGATCCGGGCGGTCACGGCATCCAGGCGTGGGAGTTGTTGCAAGACTGTGAGCCGTTGTGGTGGGAG